GCCACTCGGGGCGGAGATTGCGGATCGTACAAGGGACGAGAGCTCTTGCATTGTACCCACTCCTTCAACAAAAACGTTCGGTATTGCTCGTTCAATCTCTTCATCAGAGAGCGTAGGTCTAGCAATATTTTGCAAATTAAGGCCACCACGACTAGCCCAACGACCAGTTGATGCTCCGTGATAAACAAGGGTATTCCGAATCCTTCCATCTCTTTGTACCTCCATCATTTTAGCGTACTTAGCCACGCTAGTTTGGCTTCCTTCTTGGCGCAGCTCTAACGCCCTTTTAATATCTGTATCTAAGTTAGTGTTCACTAACATAGCTGAAACGGTCTCTGCGGTCAGGTCGCTCATATTGGCACCTTTTTCATTTAACCAATTTAACAATTTAGCGCGCTCAGAGGGCTTACAACCGGTTAATAGTAGCAGCTCATTGTCTAGTAGGTACTGAGCGTTTTTAACTGCCTTACAGGCGTTCTCTAGCTCTTTAGGATCGACTGGGACGCCTCTTGTATTGATCCGTTGGGTAAGGTCCCAAATCTCCTGTTCAGAGGCTGTAAGGGGCCTTAAAACAGCTCCTATGGCCATCTCTGTGCGTACGTCCTGTGCGCAGTAATCAAACAACTCCTGCATTAACTCTGGGTCTTCATTAAACTCACCCTTACTATTTGGCTTAGATAGCTTCATAATCAGGCGCTTACCCACGGCGTCTTTTTTGTGCTCCGAGTCCATAAAGGCACCGGCCTCATCTAAACTCTGCGGCACGTTATTGGCCGCGGCTATGGCCATGGTGTCAATGCACTGCTCCAGCTTTAAGGGAGGCCAGCCGTACTTAAGCACACAGACGCAGTTCCAGATGGCGTACTCAAACATGGCGTTCCATGCTTGGATTTTGCCGCCGTTCTTGACGTGCTGAATTAGCTCATGGAAGTCTAAGGTGTACCCAATATTTATAGGTGGGTTTGGTTGACTAACTACTACATTGTTAGGTTGGGTGCCGAACGCAATACACAACACTTCTGTTGTGGGGTCGTTGGCGTAGATGTCAAGGCCAACGTCTGGTAAGTTGGCGCGGCTACGTGTTTCAAAGTCAATGCTATAAATCATATATGCTCCTATGGCAAGCAGACGTATCTGCGGTTTATTCGTCTTTCATTTTACGTAATGAAAAAATAGTTTTGTGCTGAGGGTATTTCTCAACAAATAATCTAGCATAGAGCGCAATAAAATTGTTGTTTATTTTAAAATCATCGCCGGTAGTTTCAATGTATATCTCC